ACGGAGTTCATGGCTTTCTTGAGAATTTCCATTTCCTCATCGGCGTATTCTTTAGGAACGGAGATGTTGATTTCGTCATGAACCGTGATAAGGAATCGTCCATGCTTTTTCATTTTGTGGTAGTTGATCAGCGCCTGCTTTGTGATATCCGCCGCGCTACCTTGAATAAGGTAGTTGAGCAACTTATACTCAAACGACATTGCCGCGCCCTTTACGATCTTGGGCTCCTCTACGAAGTAGCGCCGACCGCCCCAGGTAGTGATGAAACCTCCGGAACTGCCGATTTTCTTAATTGACTTCTCCAAAGCCGCCACCCCTGGAAGAACCCTTCGCTGGGCGGTCTTGATGTCCTTGGCGACATCCACTGTGCTGTCAAGTTTCTTGGCCAAGGCTCCATAACCCATGCCATAGATGATACCAAAGTTCACCTGCTTCACCTGCGACCGGGTGTATTCCACCCCCGTCAGTCTCTTGATTTCTTGCCTGACATATTCATGAACATCCATGGATGGGTTCGCGACATACGCGGCCATGAAGTCTCCATCTTCCATATGCGCCAGCACTCGTAGTTCCTGCTGATTATAATCTCGGTGTAGAATGAGATCGCCTGGATGGTCAGGAAGAATGTATTTGCGAATGGCTGGAAGTTCTGGAACATCCAAGAACGCAGGGTGGGTGTACCCGTCGCTCTTTTCTTCCAGGTCTTTTGCGATGTTCATGAACGGTGGGCTGCTTGACATACGGCCAGTTCTTGCCCCCTTGCTTCCGTCTCCGGAACCGGGCTGGCGAACCTGACTCCAGTTAGTGTAGATGATTCCGTTTGACCTCACGGCAACATCATACCAATTTCGCATGAAGGTGCCGAGTAAGGTGGAGAGCCGGCTCCGATATCCCAGCGCCTGACTAACCCGCTCGTCTGTGAACATGTCGGGGGTCATCTTATCTTTGGCTGTGGACCGCTTGCCGGTCTTCGTGAGGTGCCACTGTGTGACTACACCACTTGCATCTAGAGCATTGGCCACTTGAGCCGCAGCATCTAGATTCAATTCTGCCACGCCCAAGCGCTCGCGGACCCAAGCCTCTACTTTTTCCATAGCAGCTTCGTAAATGGCCAGGTCTTTCTTCAAAAGTTTTAGATCAATTCGGACACCCTCGCGTTCATTCTGGAGCAGAACGAACATAAGCTCACGCTCTCGGTCGTAAGCTGAAAGCATTCCAGCTTCCACCACCTGTGGGTAGAGTAGTTCGAAAAGAAGCCTGGTCCTGATAACATCACCCTCGGCATAAGTTCCGACAAGTGATCCAGGGGCCTTGCAGATGAATGCGCCCCATCCCTTTGTGTCATTGCACACCCCGTTAGCGACTAGCCAATCACGAACAGCGTCCTGTTCATCAGGCGGCATATTCAGAAGTTTCTCTGCACTTGGCTTCAATGACAGAAGTCGCGCATGGGGGTTCATCAAGAATAGAAGGAACATGGTGTCGTGAACGCGACGCCATTCAATATCTCCGCACCCCATGTGATGCTGTGCGACATCTATATCAAACTTCATGTTGTGGAACAGAATTGGCTCTCCGCTATCCCAGCACTCATGCAGAACAGCGAGAGCTTCATCATAGGTGCAGTTGTTCTCCGTGGGGTGGCCCCAGGCGTAGAACCGTTGAACTTCGTCTCTTGGGCTCTGGATGCTGAAGCTCACAGGAACAGGTGGGTAGTCGGGCCTGCCCCCAATGGCCTCAGTCTCAAAGTCAAGGACCCATGGGTTAGGAATATTCACTTGATGCCTTTCAGTTTGGCGCGCTCATTACGAGCCCGTAGGATTGATGCCTTGCCGTAGATTCGCTTTACGAAGAGTGGCCGGTTCTGCTGTTCTTTCTCAAACTTGAGAAGAGACCAGCAGGCTTCCTCATCAGTGGTCTTACTCAAGAAAGCTGTGAGCGTGCGCCATGTCCTAAGGACTATCAACCAGTAGTTGATGCTTTGGTGGTCCTTAACGAGATAGTTTGGGTTTGTCACGACTATCCCTCCATAAAGCAGGCCCGCAGAGGTGCCTGAACCCCTGCGGGCCTGTAGCGGCCACCGCTAAAACTTGCGCTTTCCCTGAGGCTTCTGGGGCTGCTCTGCGGCCTCGTCCTGCGCCACGGGGGGCGCATACGGGCGGCACAGTTCCTCCATGGCGGCGTCGCGCCGGTCCAGGATCGCCTGAAGGTCAGCCCCGTCGGTGATCTGAGCATCCAGCTTGAAGGTCAGCTCAAACTGGTGCTTCGGATGCGGTACGGGCGCAATCTGCGTTACTACGGAGAACGGAGGGCGCCGCAGCGTGTTGTTCAAACTCTGGACGTATGCCTTCCAGGGCTTGACACTGGTGACGGGAACCTTGATCACAGCCAAGGTAGCGGCTTTGACGTCTTCCAGGTCGTCTTCGGTGATGACGCCAAGGCGCCGGATGTTCTTGCACGCTTTTCCCTTACCAGTGTCAGCAGAACCAAACTGATTTCGTGGGCAGCTCGCGCACTTCTCGGCCTGCGGCTCCGAACTAAGTTCGTGCGGGGCCATGGTAGCCTCGTCCGTTCCGAATGCAAAGCATACCGGGCTCGCAGGGCTGTCCGGATCGAAGCGCTCGGTGTAGTAGTGGTTCTCCATGGCGTGGTTGATTACCACGACATTCAGCTTGTTACCGGGAATCGGCGTTCCGTTGTAGGACAGAATTCCGTTGCGGGTGCTGATGAAATTGCTGTTTCCAGACTCCATGCTGGAAACTTCTGCTGCGGCATCAGCAAGCTGCTGATCCCAGGTGTTGACCTGTGTTACGACAGGTGCGGGCACTTCTTTCTTTGCCATGGTGCTGCTCCACTAGTGAACTGTGCAGGGATCTGCCTGCACTCAGCGTTGAAATTAAGTGGCCCATCACTGACCGCCCTCATTTCTACCAGTAGGACTCAAACCTATCCGGCATTGCGACTAGGGTATTGGCTCGGCACACGCGCCGTGATGGTTCTCCGAACTCAGAATGTTGTTTCAGCTTTAGGTTGCAACCCCGAGCTCAACTCACATCCGCCACGGATTCTTAAACCTTTCGCAGAGAAATGGTGACGTTGTTGAAGACGCCCACCCCTGCCACGGTTTCTTCTTCCTGCCAACGCGCCTTGACTGCGGGGGCCGACATACGCCTCTGCAGCAGATCAAAGGCATCATGCTCTTTGATATAGCCATAGAAGGCATCCCAGTCCTGCACCTGGGGTTCTTCCTTTACGACAATGGCGACGCGTGCAATGCGCCCTGCGATCCCGGAAGCTTCGCCCTTGGGCAGCGTGTTGATCAGGTGGTCCCGAAGCTGCGTCTCGCATTGCTTCAGCGCATCAACCTGTTTTTCAATACCCAGCCGCATTTCACGGGTGGAGTATAGCAAGTCGGCGCAAGCTGCGAGGCTTTCGGGAACTTGGAACTCGGTTGGTTCAGGAACTTCTAACTCGGGAACAGGTGTTTTCGTTTTGGCCATGAGGCCCTCCAAGTGTGCCCGTTTGGGCCGTGGTTAAGTGTAGGCGTCCAAACCCTCATGTGCAAGGGCAGAATACCGTCAAATTTTGTAGTAGTCCACTTCTTCCTCGGGCCACAGTTTGTCGTCGCCCTTGATGTTCGCAGTCAGTGTATCCCCACGGACCAGTGTCGCTGTTGGTGCTGGGTCGAAGACGTACACGGTCATGTCTTCTACTTCAAGCCCAAGTCTGAAAAGTTTTGTGGGGAACCTGAGAATATCAAGCGCGTAGCTCCCCGGCTTCGGGCCAATCTTCCCCAGGATGATCTTCATTTCAACTTCATGACGTGAGCGCGCCATGATCTTTCCACCTTCATCTAGACCAATAATGAAACACTTCATTATGTCCTCGCTTTCGGGGGCGCTACGCGGGTGATTTCTGCACGAAGTTCACTATCTGTCACATAGTTACGCGCTCGATCTAACAGAGCTAGTAGATCTGCTATGACCATTTCGGCGCTGGCGAGGTGCGTTCCACCCAGGCGTTTCAGATCCTTTTCATCGCAGATTAATTGCTCAACCATCCACTCCTGTTTCTTGCCAAGAAGGAACACGGTTTTCCCACTGTACTCTCTGCTGAGAAGTTCTTTAAGACGAGGCGTGTCGATCATTTCAAGCTCCGTAGTAGGAAAATGCTTCCATGGGGTAGGCGTCCCAGACGATGCACAGACCCCTGTACTGAACATCAAGAATCCACCGTCGCATCATTTCAAACTGCTCGGCTGACTTACCGGCTTGGCGACCACGCCAGGAGTTCAGTCTGCGCTTGGAAGACCTCACATTCCCTCTGGCCGCTCACCCAAGAACTCGCCTTCGAATGAAGTGTGGGCCGGTTTGTTGAGGTTTCCCACTGGGAAGTATTTCACCTTGATGATCTTTCCCATCCAGGTGTCCTGATTGTCCCAGATTTCTTGGGCGGTTAGCTGATCGAATCCGATGCCGACTCGGTATTCAACGCCCTTGTATTGTCCGTTTATGCCGCGAACCAGCAGTCCCCCGAGCGTGCCTTTTGGGACTTTATTTTCTTTGTGAGAAGTCCGTTTGGCCTTGCCCAGCTCGTTCACTTGAAGTTCGTTGGCATTGTGCATTCCCTCCTCGAATCCGATTACCACGGCCTCCGCGTCTACGAACCGCTTTACTTTCCACAGATCATCCTCGCTAGGGGTGCTTCGCCCAAACTTGTAGCGCCCGTCAATCCTTCGCAGCATGATTCCTTCGAAGCCACGGTTCAAGACATCTTCTTCAAATGCTTCAAGAGCGTCGTATGTCACGAGTGCTTTCTGTTCAATTACTACAAGGCGGTCGCACACGCCGCGCCACTTTCCAGTGTCGCGCTGCCACAGCATATTTTCGTACCTGCGGTGATAATCGGCCTCTAACAGGTAATTATCAAAGAGATAAAAATGAACATCGCATTCCCCGTGGTGCCTAGTGATGGCGCTCATTGTGTTGCGAAGTGAATTGTGGTCGTTTGGGGCCCCGACCACAATTTCTCCATCAAAACCATTTAACTCTGGCCTGCCGAACATGGCCTGCGTGAAGTCGTTGACGATGGGCTTCATGTTGTAACTCATCAATACGCCATCAACAACGATTCCGCGCACGCCATTAATCTTGGTGCTGCCATACTTCGGAAGCCGCATCTTGCGAAGATCCATGGGTGCGGTGGCCGCCTTCATTCCCCTGATTGCCATGCTTGCTCCTCTACAAGTCTTTTGATCGTGCTTCTTTCACCTGGGCGTTTGTCTGCGGGTGTGGCTGAACCAGCCAGTCTATACGAGCGCGGCACTGCTGAAGTTCTTGGGCTATTTCTTTTTCATGATATGACCTCCCAACCATTGACCGAGAAAGGTGCTCAAGTTTCATTTCACATACATTGATAGCCAGTGATACTTCCATCAGAGAGGTTCTGACTGCTTCGTCCATAGTGCCCAGCCCCTTACTATATTATACTGCTCGTTTGGTTTCTGCGCCAACTCTATTTTGCTTCTTTGCGCCGTCGGCGCATGTAGTCGCGCATGTAGTCATTGGTGCATATCCGGCACTTACGATTCTCATCTAACTTGTGCCCTTTGGGGCACAGTTGAAAAGAGTTGCGTTGTGCTCGGTTTGATTTCTGTGACGAAGATTCCCTGGCGATATGATCTCCATATGAGAGGGTTGAAACAGTTCCTGTTGCTGTAAGTCGCAGACAGGAGTTCTTTTGAGGAAAGTTTTCTAACTTGCTCTTCGAAGACAACACGATGAGCGCGCTTGCTCGTTCCATTTATGTTCACTAACCCATAGCCATCGTCTGTTAGGATGCCGGCCCCCGCCAGCAATATCCTTCAACCCTTATCTTAGAAAGAAACTTAGCCTTTATTTCCATAACCTGCCCCATTGCAGGTCTTACATTTCTCAGTATGAGCACCCGTTTTATTGAAACCAGTCACGCGCAAAGTCGTTCCACGACCAGAGCACTCTGGGCACTTAGTCAGAGTAAAGTCCAACAAACTGTCGTAACGAATGCGCTTTTTATCGTCGGATAGAACACCGTAGGCTTCTGCAGCGGCGGCCATGATGCCCGACCCGCTAGGGTTTAGATCGGGGTGGTTTGCCTTGGCGATATTCCAGTAGGCTTCTCTGATCTCCGACATTGCAGCGGATGGCGGGACGCCTAGAATTTTGTAGTAGTTTTCTTGCATGCGATCCCCCGTTCTGTGAGATACATTTCAGACAATTCAGCAGGAGATACCGTGTGTGGAATCGGCCTAATGATCCACAGCTTCTGCATCCCATGATCAGTGAAAATATTCGCCCCTTCAGCAGCTTTCTCAATCCCTGCCCGCGCCAACTCTCGCGCCATTCCGCCGATTGTCGTCTTACCGCGCCCATCCTTGTCGTAGATTGAATGAAGTTCTGTGGCCGACCAAAGACGATATTTCAAGGTCACACCGCCCAGTCGTGTCACATAATCCGGCTGATCTTTAAGTAGCGCGACCCACGCGGCTATATCACTCTTACCATTATCAATCATTTCCTGCTTAGATACCGTCATAGGGGCGGCGCCCTGGGGATTGAAGCCGGTGCAGTCAATCTTCAGTAGGTAGTCAAACAGCGCATTGGCTCCGCTGCCGTTCAACCAAGTCATGTAGTCTGTATAAAACTTGAATGGTTTCGGAGGAGCGTTTATTTCATGAATAAAAAACCGACGGTCTGTATCCTCAAGAAAGAACGCGTCGGGGTGATTACTGGTGAAATAGTAGTTGATGCAGTCATCGATCGTGTAGCTTGGAATATACTTGACATTTAGCCTGATCTGCTTTTGGGTAATCATTGACTTCATGTGATCGGCTACGGCACGCTTATCTCCTCCCGTTATTTCTTCTCCCATGATAAACTGCTTGTTTTCCATGCACTCATTGAATGATGAGTGGAGGTCACGGTCGCCGATCTCAGTTCCATTTTTGCCATAAATCTTGATCATGGAATAGCCAATCAGTGACTTACCCGTGCCATGTCTTGTTCCCCAGAAAACTGCGGCAGTATAGAGTTTTTCGCCAGGGTGTTGAAGTGGGTACGCCAGCCACTGCTCAAACCACACGCGATCTTTGGCCCGTTCTGGGATATCTTCAACATTGAACATATACGCCATGAGTTCTTCCCATGGCTGAACTGATCCTTCAGCAGGATAGCAGCCCCATCCGGGCCATGTATTCATCGCTCCTTTGTAGAAGTGGTCTTCGCCCGGTTTGTAGACGCAGCGAGCAACTTCTGCGCGAAGTGGCCACTTCATCCATTCTACTGGGGCGCTTCGTTCTACTAACTTCACGCCTTTGGCGCCGATTACTTCCTCAAAATATCGACGGTTTGCGTAGGCATGATTAGTGAAGCTCATGGGCGTCATCTTCTGCATGTTATCCAGCCGAAGAATGACACCAGGATCTCTGACATAAACCACTTCTTCGTTGAGTTTGAATAGTTCTTTAGCGGCACGCCATTCCACACCTTCTTGCAGCGCGGCCTTCAATGCCCCCACCCCTTCCTCAACTAAATAATCATCAAGCCCCGTTTTCAGGGGCGGGGATGTTTGTGGTAGGCGGACTATGAAGGGCACGGCGCCCAGCAGAGTTAGTTCTCGGGCCAGGGTGTTCTCTGCGGCCATAACTTTCGTGTTCACAGCGGCATCGGAGTCATAGCAAATGAAGACTGTTCGCTGCTCCCATTTGAATTCATCAAACATCGGAAGCAGGTGCATGTGATTCGCTGCTGATCTGAAGCACCAGACTCCTCCGAGCCCAATGGTGGGGAATCCAGCGGCGCAGGCGCAGGCTGCCTTCAATTCCCCCTCTGTAATGATAACTGCGACCGTTGTATCTCCAGCTATCTTGGCCCAGTCAACTAGAGGAGGCAGGTATAACTCGTTCAATGAGCCTTTTGGCTGACAGTAGCGCATTTCCTTCTTACCAGATGCTTTGTCCCAGGCGTTTAGGGTGGACTCAAGATAACGAAATCGCCAGAATTTTGTTTCATTGCCAGCTAAGTCATAGTAGGGGATCTTAAACCCCGCCTTGGGAAAGGGCAGATTGGAGGTTAGAGACTCCTGGGCTGTATACGTGTCGAACCCAAGCCGAGTGGCGTGCTTTTCAGTTAAGCCTGATTTTCCGATTTTGTTAAGCATTTCAACCATGACATCGTCACTGGTTTGAAGCTTATTATTCATACTATCTCCAATAGTTGCATAAATGGCCGGAAGGTAATGTTAAACCCTGCCACGGTAAAGCGCAAGGCCCACCTATGGGAACGCCCAACGATGCGCTCAGGCGCCCCTTCAAGGCTTGGGGCCGTGCTGGGCACCCAGCCCAGCCATGGCCCCGCCCTGACGCGCTCTGAGGCCCCGCTTTACCGATCGATCAGCTTCAGCAGAGCGTCCGCCTCTCCTCGGGTGGCGCAAGAATATGCACTGCCTGGAAAACTCCTACAGATATTATCTGCAAGCAGGCCGACACCTTCCTTCAGGATAGTTTTACGCGCCCACACAGGAATATTCGCCACCCACATGCCATCCTGGTCTACATGCTGGATACGAATTGTGTCTTCACTCAGCTTCTCTTTGCGGGTGGGCTGCTGAGGCTCTGGTTTCTTTTCTGCTTTCGGCTCTGTTTTCTCTGCCATAATCATTATATCGGTGGCTGCTTGAAGCGCCCTAATTAGATCCAGCTCAAAATACCCATTCTCACGACCATCAAGCCTCCATGTTCCAGCCATCAGTGTGGCCATGAGCTCGCACTTGAGTTTGAAGCGTTCATCTAACATCCCAGCCCTCCGAGGCTCTGAAACTGTGATAGGTGTCTGCTCCCACAATGATGTGGTCCGCAAGAGGAACTCCGATAGCTTCGCAGCCTGCGCGGAGACTTCGCGTGAGAGATATGTCTTCTCGGCTAGGGCTTGGATCGCCGCTCGGATGGTTGTGCCACACGAGCACGGACACGGCCCCTCTAAGAAGCGCTTCTCTAAGAACTTCGCGTGATCCAACGAGAGTCCCCGTAGACGTTCCTTTTGAGATAATTCTGTCAGATATAATGCGCGCTCTAGAGTTAAGACACACGACACCAAATACCTCCTCTGTAAGACCCCTGGCCTTTGGCAGCAGATATTCTCCAGCCAGCCGAGGAGAGTTTATGCAGGCGTGTTTTGACACAGCCCCACACCTGCGAACGAATTCACCAAGAGCTACGATCCGCGATGCTTGGATCTTTGTCAATTCGCACTCATCCACAAGCTGCTGGCCACTCATACTGATGAGTTCATGGGGGCGCCAAGCGTCCAGCTGCCCTGGCCTCATGCCTGGGAGCAACAGGTCAATGATCTGTTCATCTGACAGTGTCTCTCCCCCATAGGCTCTGATTTGTTCATGAACAGATGGTGATTTCATTTGACACGCTCCACACGGTATGCAATCTTTCCAGACAGAGTTCTGAACAAGGGGCTGAAGGATTCCCCAACTTTAAGCGCAGCCAGCGTTGCTCGGTCTTTCTTACCGAGAGCCGCTCCCATGATCTCAGTACCATACCTGATAATGGGCTTACCGTCTGACGCCCATCCGTGGATGCGAAAGATCTTATCCATTCATTCCCCTCAAACAATGAAAAGAAGTTCTTCAGCACCGAACACCTTACGCGCCCCGCAGCACTCACACTCGTAGTTTCGTGCGTCGGGTTCAACCCCGTAGGCATCTTCCCCGCAGGCTGTGCAGATGCCTTCACAGTCGTCTCTTTCAATCATTTCTGTGACGCGTTCTGTGGTGATGCTTTTGTGGATGCCCATGCTAGGCTCCTATAGAATCTTGCGGTTGAGGATGGTAGACCCATCGTTGAGGCGGGTGCTTGTGACTTCCGCCACCGGCACTAAGGTGACATGACGATAGCAGCAGTGATATACGCCGCTTTGATCCTTGCCCTCGCCACTCGGGACATTGTAGATCTTGGCACTATCAGAACAAGGCTGGATCAGTGCAGTCCTACGCGGTTTCACCGCAGGGGTGATATACCCGTGAAGGAATCCTCCATGGGTCTCGGCCAAGAGGCCCCCATTGGTGCGGACCTCAATCACTTTCAGGAGCGCACCACGCGCCGTGCTACAAAGGATGCTGCCAACTTCTACCCTTCTGTGAGCAACCTGTGTTCTGTAAAGAATGTATGATTCAGACATTGGTAGCCATCCGAACGCAGTCATCACAGGAGCAAGGCTCAATTTTCGGCTTGGCTTCAAGAGGCACGAAGAATACTTCCTTCGCAGTATAAAGGATGGTGCCGTAGACACGCCCCATCCGGTAAACTTCAAGGCGCACAGTGTCGTTTTTTACCCGCCGGTGGTGGAAAGTGGCGAAACCTACAAAGAACACAGGCCCGCGAACTTTAGACTTCTGGTTGCGGGCGATTAAGTCGTGGCCCATTGCTGGCCTCCTTGTGTGGGCACTATGCCCCATATGCAAGCATAAATGTCGCCACTACTCAATGCAAATTCTATTTTGCATCAATTACTGCCCCTGCCCCTGCCCCTGCCTCTAATACTCATGCTGGGTAATCCTGCCGTCAGAAATTTTACCAAGGATCCAAGCATTATCAGTCCAAGTATTACCACGATAGCTGGCAATCTGAACCCCAGTAGTAGACACAGAAGAATTATCCAGAAGATAATCACTTGACCCTCGAGGCGTTCCACCCAAGCTGCGTAAGGAACGACTTATCGAAGTCTGTGAAGGAAACAAGCTGGGGTTCGTAGCGGTAAGTTTCTGGGTTATACCGGAAACTCGGGCCCTTGCGGGGGGCGGATTCGTCGTAGCAGCACTTTGAGGCAAAGCCGCTTGAATCCTGTGTGATGGTTTTATTGAACTCTGGTTCTCTTGGCGCGCCCATCGTTTCCATGTTTATCCCTTTTTAGGGCCGCTTGGGCCCACCTAAAGCATACGGCATCAATAATATCGGCGCAAATCAACCTTTTGGTCCATAACACAGGCCCGTAGAGGTTACTCGACCTGCGCGGGGGCGCTACAGGCTTACCACCACGCCCCACACCGCAGAGTTGCGCCTGAGGCCATCGGGTACCCAGTTGAAGGCCCCGCCATGCCAGCGCCTAGCGCCCCAAAACCACGCTCCAGTATCATTTGAACAAGAATTTGGCGCCATACGCATGGGTCCAGCGGATATCAGACGCAGCACACCCCGTTGATCAAAAGTTCTCGCTCAGCAGGAGAACGATCAGGAAAGATGTTTTGAATAAGCTCATCGCGGTAGCGCCATCTGACGTAGTCCCTGATACTCATAGAAACTTCCCAGCTTTTGCCACAGAACGGGCAGCGCCCAGAAACCTTAACAGAGTCACCGCTTCGTTCAAATTGTCGCATCACCATGTAGTCCTCCACTGGCCCACTGGCCTGTGCCCAAGCATAGCCTCCACACCCTTCGTAACAAGGTGCAGAGGCCATCAAGGTTGCGTCAATGTTACTTGGTGGCCCGCTTGCGCTTGGGCTTCACTTCAGCCACGGCATTCTTGAGTCTGGGCTTCCGGACGCGGGCGTGCGCGACAGGCGTGAGGGTAGTGTGCGCGACAGGCGTGCGGGCCTCTACACGACCCTGGCACTGAAGAACGAAGTAGACCGTGTCGATATACTTGACGGCCAGCTTGGCAGCGACTTCGTGCGCGGCCTCGGGAGTGGGGTAGGCCATATGAGGAGGACGCTGGCTGGAGGGACACCAGATGATGTAGAACTGGTTGCCGCTGGCGATCAGTTCCTTGCTGGCCTGCTCGCGCTCGGCCGCGATCTCGGCTTCCTTGGGGACTGAAGAATTGCTGAACGTAGACATGTTGTTGCTCCTGAAGTTGCGAAGCGCCTCGCGCTTCTGTTCCTTGGTGGGCACAGTCCCATCAGGGTTGAAAGGGATACTGAAGAGTTCCTTGGCGTTGGTCAGGTCGTAGCAGACACAGCGCCTTGCCGACAGGTTGTCCGTTAACATGACATTTGGCTTGCGGATACCCTGCTCTGCGATGCCTCTGATTTGCTGGAGCCCGCGCTTCATTTCGTAGTTGTAGACATCAAGCTCGCGCTTGTTAAAGTCAGTCCTTTGACTTAGCACGGGGCTTCTCCTTCTTGACCCTATCGCGCATATCTTTCTTGATAGCCAGGGCCTTGGCCTTCTTATCCTGCACCTTCTTCCTGTGCTTTCCGTTGATCATTTCAGCACCCCATTCCAGATTCAGCTAGATCAGCGCATCTATCACACTGATAACCGAGTTGTTTGTCTTTTGCGGTCAGTCTATTCTTATCTCCGCAAGTTGGGCAGGGGTAGATTCTCTTCCCTGCCCGTAGCGCAGATTTACCGCCCGGTTCTGCAAAGTCCAGGTCTTCTAGGTCTTCTTCCCAGTAGCTCATTGCAGCACCTTCACGATGAGGCCGCCCTTGAGTTGGACCCGCGCATACCAGGTATGAGGCTTGGGGTAGTGAGGGCCTTCCAGCGTGACCACTCCGTCAGTTGGCGGCTCTCCGCCCAGCCCTGGGTTGTAGACACCGCCAGCGTCACCCCTTGCGACGATGGCTTCTTTCATGGCCTTCTTGGACTTGTAATCTACTTCGGAATACATGATCGCTCCAGAACAGGTCATGGGCCAGGGAGTGAACCCTGGCCCATAGAGGTTTGACTACTTGGCCGCCTTGGTCAGAGTGATGAGCCCGTTGGCCAGCGCGAACCCGACATCCACCCGCTTGATGCGGTAGGGCTTGTCCGCGGCCTCGTGCTTGCCGGGGCCGTGGACTTCCTTGGCGATGGCATCAGCCACCGTCTTGGACTCCTGGATGGCCTTCATGATGTTGTAGCGCAGCGACCCCTGCCGCGCCGTGGTGTCGGCCACCTTGGCGATGATGTCGCTATTCGCGACCTCCTTGCGGACGGCAGCACAGGTGGGGCGGTCGGCGAGGTGACTGCGAACAGCCTTGGCAACGCCCTCGGGGACATTGGCCTGCTTGATGGGCTGGATCTTCGCCTTGGGGGCGGCGGGGAGCACCGGGGCGGGACGCGAGCCGGCGGGGATCTTGGTGGAAGTAGCAGCCATGATAGGCTCCTTAGTAACAGGGTGGCGTGAGCCACTGGTTAGAAGGGGTGGCCGCGGGATGCTGCCGTTGCCCTACAAATACAAGCATAAGCTCCAGCAAAGCTGGCGCAAGTCAAAGTTGCATCAAACTTTATTCAATGTTTTGGCTTGCCTGTGACCGCCATTGTCAAGAACAGAACTGAAAAAACTGATACAAGAACGCGCTCGGCTACTTGTGTCTGATGCACGGCTATAACAGACAGTATCAGGCCAAAGACTAACCACCCTGCTCTTTCCCACTTGCTCATTTGTGCAGCCCCTTGAAGTTCTTTCGGTGGTTCTCCTGGCGCCTATACCGAAGGTAGGCCAGCCCCAGAAACACTACGAGGATGATCGCTATTGTGATCATATGTCCACCTGAATTGAGGGACCTTGGGCCAAGATCCATTTTGCTAGGCGCTCTGCCTGTGCGGGGGTTGTGATGCCATCGCACACGATAGTCATCGTATAACGCTCTGCGCCTATGGGGCGCCAAGCTCTGGCGAACACTGTGTCTGAGCACCAGCCTGTAGACGTTCGTTCGGTGTAGTCAACGCCCACATCTGTTATGAACACTGTCTGCATCATTTCTTCGGCCCCCAGATCATAAGCGCCAACCCTGTCAGCGCGGCTTGGATGAGCTTGATGACGAGCCAGCCTAGCGTGTGTATAACGATAATTATGCCACAGAACTTCCAAAAGCCAGTGACACAGAACGCCAAGAAGTCAATCATAGTCTGCCCCTATCATGGCCACCATCACAGCGGGCGTCATGCTTCCTCCTCGTAAGCCCGCGCCAATGCCTCAGCAACCGCATTGCGTGTCATTCCATACATACCATCGTATCCGCACTTGCGAGCCAAGGCATTGATGGCATTGCAGAGAAGGGCGTTGTTCCACACCTTCTTGCGCCCCCGGTAGTCCAACATGTAAATGAAGCACCAGTAGAGATTCCTGGTCGTCGGGCCTACCCAGATTCCACACACTTCTCCGTCCTTCCCCTTGGCTTTCTGAGCCAGAAAGAACTCGCTTGCCGTTCCCTGCGGATGAGCAACTTTCCATTCCCACGCCCAGTCAAGAATCTGTTTGCCGGGGTTTTCCTTGGCGAGCAAGTGCATGAATTCCTTCATCTCCACCTATACCTCCTTATGATTGAGCCCTTCGGGGCGTAAAGGTCAAACAGGACTTCCAAAACCAAGCTGTTCTGCGTGCTCAGCGTGCGGTGTAAGGCCCCGTATAGGGTAAGCTGGTAGAGGGGCCACCAGGGGCCGTCTGGCACACGCCGGACATGCTTCGTGGTAAGGCGTGCCGCAGGTGCCCCGCTGCGCGACCTGGCTTCCATAAGCAACTGCTCGGGGGTTAGCGTGGCAATCATCGCTTTTTCTTTCTCCACTGTGTTGATGCAGCCTGCTGTCTTGCAAAGTCAACCGTTAGGGGTGGTCTTTCTCCAGGCCCCGGCTTTGGTATGACAGGTATAGAGGGGTGGGGCGTGTTTAGCAATCTCCTGCGCGACATCGCCACCTCCCCCTTATTCAAAAGTTGAATCTCGCTGTGCGGTATATCAGTGCCAGTGATCACTACGGGCTGGAACGCGTTGTCGCCGTTTATTCTCAGGCTGGCCCCGCACTCGCATACTCCAATGCTACGCTGCCCAGCCAAGTCCGTCCATACCAACAGATGCCCATTGCGGTGCGCCTCGCTCTGGGCCTCTAGGATCTCCGGTATGCTGAGAACCAGCCGGGGAAGTCTACCCATTCTTGAGACCTTTGGTCAACTCGTTACGGAATTCCTCAACCATTTCATCAACGGTGATTACACCGTCGCGAACGGCTTGGTCAATGCACCCCACCGGAAGTTCTGAGTCTTCCTTGCGGTGGTAGTAGAGCAGATCTCCCACCGCGTCTGAAATGGTGTCCTTGATTAGAAGGTTCAAGTCGTTCTGGCTCATCGGGGATCCTGGTCGGCGGGCACTTCCATCCACCGTTCAGCAAACTGGTAGCAGGCTTCTCCGCACTGTTCGTCGTGGAGCGGCAGTGCCCAGAACCTATACTCGGGGTTGCCCCATGCTTGCAGGACATTGAGGGTGGTTCCCTCAAACATATAGGTGTCCGCATGGCCACTTGCTGTAGTGAGCGCCTCGGCTAAATAGGTGCCCTCTTTCAACCCCATGACGCCCATGTCAAAGGTTGGGTGAGCCTCAGGCGTGCTGCCAAGCTCCCCATGGGCTAGGATCATTTGGTAAAAGTCTTTTGCCATGTTTGCTCCTTGTGGGCCTAGTGCCCCATGCAATAAGTATAAGGCTCATTGGGCCAGAGGCTAGCTCAACCTTTAGTCAAAGTATGCCTGTTTACCCAGTTCGCGAAGGATTCCGTCTTTGACTCACCACCCGGCGCTATGTCAGTAACGATCATTGCGCCGTCAATTCCATGCACGAACTTGCGCGGGAACTTATCATCCATGATCTGAAGGACGCTGTCCATCTTCGGCCCCCTTAGTTCCATGAACTCTGTGTCGGTGCAGAGCCCGCCCTCAATGCGAATTTCTTCTGCAATGTC